TTCTAATACTGGAGCTCCGAGTCTCCTTAGACAATAATCAATGAGCCCTTGTCTAGAGGATGGTTTTGCCATTATTGATACTTTTTTCTATATTTATGAAAAATCTTCAGTTTTCTTTCTCGATCTTGATGCCTTGAGTGACTCTACTTCTTGAGTCAAAGAAGATACCTTTTGAGAAAGACTAATAACTCTTGTTTCTAGTGCAATTGATTGTGTAATGGATTCATTCAATCTTTTTTGATAAACTGAAATGAATGTATTGAAATCGATGTCATCCATAATTTTCTCCAAAAAATTAGGGGAGGTTTCCCTCCCCATCAATTATTTAGAATGTGCCCCCATCTACAATTATATTTTGTAGATGTCTTCCAGTAACTCCACCAATTGTTGCATAAGAAACTACAGCTTCTCCAGAACCAGCAGTGTCAGTAATATATAAACCTTTAAATTCAACATCTGCATAATATCCAGAATCAACTGTCAATACACCAGCAGCTTCTCCAACTCTTGAAGCGAGAACAATTCTTGATGCTGAGTCATCCCAATAAACTGCACCTAATCGTGCTGCATTATCATAATAATGGAGAAGTAAACCAACATCTTTATCGACATCTGATCCTGGAGCGGATCCATCGACTTTTGCAAGTTCAATTAAGTTATCTTCAACCGTTAATGTAGTTGTATTAACTTGTGTTGTAGATCCGTTAACGTTTAAATTACCAGTAATTGTAGTATTACCAGATCCATCAAAAGTAATTGCAGCAGTTCCACCACCATCTTTAATATCATTACCATTAACTCTAATATCACCACCAACAACTAAGTCAGTAGAGAAAGTAGAAATACCAGTGATATTAGCACCACCAGCACCAACAATAAGTCCTGCACCACTAAAAGTAAGGTTAGCACTATCTTGAAGAGCACCTGATGTACCAGCAAGGACAACTCTATTAGAAGTTAAGTCAGATACTGTTGCCGAAGAAAGAACCGTTTCTCCACCAGAAATATCAGCACCACCATTCGCATCAATTGCGCCAGTGAATGTAGAGACACCAGAAACATTAAGAGACGTAGCACTTGCATTTCCCAAAACTGGAGTTACCAGAGTTGGTGATGTTGCAAATACAAGAGCACCAGAACCAGTCTCATCAGTAACTGCGGATGCTAAGTTTGCCGATGATGGAGTCGCAAGGAACGTAGAAACGTTAGCACCAAGTCCAGTAACGTTACTAAGTGCCAGATTTCCGCTAAAAGTTGTAGCAGTAACTACACCGGCAAAGTTTGCATTTCTCCATCTTTGAGTTCCAATACCAATATCATAGGTATTGTCATCATTAGGTGTTAAGTTGGAGATAAACTCACCACTAACGTTAATGTTATCAGTATTATCATCACCAAGATTGATTGTACCACCTTTGAATGTTACAACCCCAACAAATTCGGAATGTCCGCCAACATGAAGATTTTGTTTAACTGTTAGGTTCTTGGCGATACCCATACCGCCGTCGAGTTGAACCGAACCAGTATTCTCATTTCCTAGAGTATTATCAGTGGTATCGGTAAATGTGGTAATTCCAGTAAATGTACTGCTTGGAATTGAGTCAGTCCAACTTAAAACGCCATCAGCGTTAGTAGTCAATAGATGAGTATTGACTGGGGTTGATGGCAATGTATATGTGGTAATCCCAGTATGAGCATCTGGAGATTTTAATCTAATACTATTAGATGCAGATCCATCCTTGTTGACAAGAGTGAGTTGTAAGGAATTTGTAGCATTTTCTTTTACCCAATATCTTGACGATCCAAAGAATCTATTATTTCCAGTAGTTCCATCGGAACCGATATAAAAATTGTATTCATCAGTAACAAAGGCTGGTTCTCCAGTATTCAAACCTACGACAGAAAAGGCACTTTGCGTACCTCTTTTAAACCTAATTGTTGGATTAGCCATTCCCTATCCCACTTTAGTTACTTTATCTTTTACTATTTATTATTTTCTAAAAATTACCACCATCAAAATCTATATTATCAACTCTATTTATATCAGTGTCTAATGCATTAATAAATGCTCCAGGTAATCCATCAGAAGATGCATCTGTCAATACTGTATCTGGATTTACTGGTTTGATTTTATTTGTAGCTGCATCATATTGCAATACATAATTATCTTGTATACCAGAAAGATCAAACTCAACCCCAGATACACCAGTGACATTTGATCCCAATGCACTACTTACAATTTGAATTCCTGTTTGATCTCCAGTTCGAACTCTAAAACTATTAGATGGTTGAACTTTAATTTTGTTAGACATTAGGTGCAAACTCCTGCTGTAACTAATGCTGTTCCCTCTACTATTCTACTCTTGACACTAGATGCATCAGTTAAAACAATATCATAAACATATCTTCCAGGTTTTAAAGAAGTTGTTGTGCCAGAAGTCAAAGCAATTGAAACAACTCCAGTTAATCCAACAATGTTTACTGAAAAATTAGTTTTTGATGCACTGCCAGGATGTTTTGAAAGTTTAGCAACACCAGTATATCCAGCTAAATTTTGTGGAGTGTTATTTGATGTTTCAACTAAATAGGTGTTGTTAAAATTTGCTCCCTGTTCGATAACAATATTGACGACTCTTGCTGACATTTACGAGAACCTGGATTTATAATTATATTTATAGTTTCTCTAAAATCTTGTGCATTAAATCTCTAATGTCACTCATATCTTTTTCAAGATTTTCAATTCTTTCGATTTCTCTAAGTTTTCTGTTTCGAGAATCAATGTAACTTTGATATGCATTCTTATCATTGTTTATGATTGCACCATTTGAGGGATCCCGAACTAGATCAGGATATCCCTCAACTTTAATATAATCTTTTTCCATATTATGCAAGTGCGATAACTCTTAGATCTTTAATTTTTGGTGGACGAGCTTGATTTGTGGTTGTCATGAGAATTCTAACTTGGAATGAATTGAAGGATGGTAATCCATTGGCTGTAAACTTATAATCATCATAATCTGTTAGAATTGGATCATTAGTTGCGGAAATTCCTGGATTAGTATCTGGCCTTCCGTTGGAATTAAAGTTCACAAAATCATGTCCTCTTGATGGGGAATCACTTCTAAACAATCTAAATTGAGCACGAATATTAGATCCTGCAGGCCTATAACCTAAAAGTTGAACTTGAAGTGAAGTTGCTGGATTTTCGAGTTGAACAATTTTAGTTACATAGGTGCAGTCATGATCTTCAATGACTAATCTTTTTACTCCACTTCTTTCAACATATAATTGATCATTATCATCATATGAAGAATTAATTCTATTTGTAGTTGTAATAGCAAACACTCGATCCAAATCAATAATTGGAGACACATCTTCATCTGAAGTTTTCATTGTCATTTCTAAAGTTAAAGATCTTCTTCCAGGGAGATTCCTGAGATGTAAATCTTGGTTTGGAATAGAAGCAATTAATCTAGGCCTCGTATAGAAATTTAAAGTATTCAATTCGATAGTGTCAAATCCTTGATCAATAAATGAAATTGAAGAAGAAGTTGGAGCATTGATACTTGTTCCAGAAACAGTTCTTGCTCTTGATGAAATAGAAGTTGCCGTTGGAACAAAATATTCCACAATTGGAGTTAGTGTTTCGTAAGGAATATTAGATGTTGCAGATACTAAACTGCCACCAGTGTTGGTTGCATCAGAAAGATACAATGCATTATTACCTTTAGTTCTATTTTTTCCAATTTCAATTGTTACTCCATTTGAATTAACAAAAGAAGCTCCTGTATTTACTTCGATGTAATAAGTATCAAGAGTAATATCAAGTGAACTATCAACTCTACTTAAATTATGCTCAGTGTTTAACCTTCTTAAAGAAATTCCATTTAATTCGTATTTTCTGATTTTAGTTCCAATATTGTAATTTGTACTTACTGTGCGTTTATTAAAACCATTTTTTTCTTCTCTTACTATTCCAGTCAAGTTTCCTGCAGGTGCAGTGGTTGTGGTTATTCCAGTGTATTTTATAATCTCTCCACTACTAGGGATGAGTGCATAACCAGGATTTGTTGTTGAAACACCAAGATTTTCAAAAGTTCCAAATGAAGTTAAATCAGCAACTGGGAATCCTGAGATTGGAGTCGTATCTGCAATAATTGAATCTGTTAATGTTGTAATTGGAGTGCTAGGAGAAATTCCTCTAAATTCAAGTCTATTATTTCTAGCGTGCATTCCATGATTCTTATGTTTGACAAACATATACAATCCTTCTCTTGCAATATCAGTTACGTTATCTGGATCAGAAGTTACATTTAATGTAGTTCCAATACCAACCCCAGTTGATCCGTCATTTAACAATTGGAATATTTTATTGGCTGAATTCCAATCACCTTGCATATCTTCAACCAACATACAATTGATTGCCGATATGATACCAACGGAGAAGTTAACTTTATTTGCAACTCCAACTCCAATTGCAGTTACAGTGTCACCAGTTGTAAATGATGTTCCTCCAGTAGTTACATTGACAGCAGAAACTGTTCCATCAGTAACTGTGATATCTGCTTTTAATCCAGAACTATTTCCTCTAGCCTGATATGCAGTCTGGTTCAAAGTTCTAGAAATAGGGCTTAAAGTTATATTGGAATAAGTCGCAACACCAGCAGCAGGAGTCAATCCAATTCCAGTATTTAAATAAGTTAATGAAGTTGTTCCTACTCCAACAGCACCATTTACGAGAACAATTCTTCCAGTTGCATTTGTGGTTTGCTGGATAATTCTTGAGTTTGCTGTTAATATTCCAGGATTGGAAAGTGCATTATCAAAAACAAATAAAGATTGTTTTGAAAGCATTAAGAATGGATTGTTTGTAAGAACATCTTTGTTTAAAGACTCAAAATCCAAGTCACTATTAAAAAACTTTGCAACTCCTGCACTTGTTGTAAATTTAGCTTTTTTAAGTTTAAATTTGAGATCCTCTGTTTGACTTGGAGTTGGAAGAGAACCCAGAGAAGATCTAAACAGACTTATAATTTGTGGTTGTCTAGAACTCACAACAGTTGCAGATTGTCCAGTTGCAGTAATATCAGTTCTTCCATCTTCAGAAGCAAAAACTTCATACGAATCATCTGAAGTAATTAATGTTAATGCATATTGAGTTCCGTTTCCTTCCAGATAAACTGGTGAGGGGAAAGTAAATGTAGTTCCAGCTCCAGCATTATTAGAAATGGTAACTCCTGAAGGCCTCTTTTGAACTTCTGAGAATGGAAGAACAATTCTTGTTGGGAATCCATTCTGTGTACTTCTGATTTGAACCGTAACTGGAGTATTAATTGCAGTTGCTAATGCAGTAGTTCCCAATCCAGTTTCTGAAGCCGTTGTTGGTTTGGATTTAAAGAAAAGAGTGACAGAAGTAGCAAAGATTCCACTTTGTTCATTGACTTTAAAAGTTTGGAATAATGGTTCTGGTTGTTTAGTTAACAATGACTCTTCATTTTTGTCTCTTTCGTCAGTTGAAGTGATTACTAGATCATCTCTTACACTTGTTTTTTCAAACACACCCTTTCGAACACTAAGTATCGCACTTTGAGTTGTATCTACAGAACCAGTGCTTTCAAAAATAGCTTCGGCAAAACTTATATTTGAAGCAGATCTATTATTTACATCAACTGTGCCTGCTAATTGATTATTAACTAAAGTAAAAGTTTTTTCGCCACTTGTAAATCTTGGAACACCAGATCCATATTTCCATTTTGGAATATAGAAAGATCCAATTAAATCTCCAAAAATATCAGTAACTAATCTTACCTCAGTAATTTTTGCTCTTGCACCACTTTTTGCTCCCCATAAAGTCATACCTGTTTCAATGAACCCACCAAATCTGGTTTCGGAAGCTAATCCAAGAGATCCAGTATCTACGTTTAATAACGTAGAAGTTGATGTATATTTAGTTATCCTATTTCCTCCAGGGAAGTTATCAATATTTCCACTTATATCATATGGATCATAAGTATATGTTTCATCTGGAGAATAATATAAACCCTCTTTATGTCTAGGTTCAGCTAATCTGAATCTAATTGAGGGATCATTCTCGGCAATTCCATCTCTTTCATTATCAACAGCTTTTCCATACACTGATTCGCCAACTTCAAAAGTTCCAGAAATCATTGAGATTTCAATAAATTTGGGAACACAATATTTGGTTATATCTTTACCGTCAAAGAAACCATAGAATCTAGTTCTTGGTTTTAATCTTGTCGCATTAAACTCAATATTCCTACTTCTTATGTAGGTAATTAAGTTATCATTTATGATTTGTTTAGCTTTTGACTGAGAATATGTTGCTGGTGCTGATTTATATTGAACTCCAGATCTCGTATTTGCTGCATTAAATTTATATTGATCTGTTGAACTATCTCTACCCACATCAACAACTCCTCCAGTTAGTCTTGTAGCATCAAGCCCCTTCAATGTATTTTTTCCATTATTCTGATTTGGAATTCCAGTATGATAGATTACCCAAGACTTCCAATCAATAGGAACAAATCCTGGCAATGGATCATTTTGGAAAATGTCAACCATTGAAGAATAATCACCTTTCAGATCTTCTACTCTTACAGAAACATTTCTTTCTTCTACCCAAACATCAGTATCTGGACTCAATTTAACTTTTCCAATCCAATTTTCAACATCAAATGGATTAATTTTAACTGACTTGGTTGCAAAGACTGATTCTACAGAATCAACTTCTGTATAGTCTAATGTTAACAAATCTCCAGTTTTTTTAATATTTGGAGAAACCAATCCATTTCTATTTTTTCTATCTTCGTTAGGATCATTAATAATTTCCCAACCAAGAGCCATATCAATACCAGTGGTTAAGTGGGAAGGGCGACATTCACCTTCTTCCATATCAATTGATGCTTTAAAGTATCTTAAGTCATGAGCTTGGTGTGATTTGAAGTTATCAACAAAGAATCCAGACTTGAATCTATCTAATCCAGTTTTTTCATCTTTAACAACAAGTTTTGATGTGTCCATTTCAAGAAGAGATAATTGAGTATAATACTCAAGATTTTTAATTCGATCTTCCAATCTTGAAATATCATCCATCGTATATCTTCTATATGATGGGAAGGTTACTCTAGCTTCATCTCTATCAAAAAGATAGGGAGGTAAAAATATATCAGCAATATGCATAGTTCCGGCTGGAGTTTTTGGAACTAACTGTATTTCTGATGGAGCTCCTTCTACACGAGTAAATTTTCCATTTTTATCTAAAACAATTTTATCAACTCTTCCTAGATAATGACTATGCCCCAGTTTAACTGATTTTCCAGAAACCATTATATATGGGTTGGAGTTTGCGCTAATATTAAAATCTCTAGATTCATATTGGAATGGTGAATATGAACTTGAGGTATTATAATCTTTTACTCTAGGCCTAAAGTCTAGATAATCGGAGAGTCTTCTACCGCCAAATATTGGAAGATCATATCTATAATTCTCTTCACCATAACTATTAACGCAAACAAAATCTCCAGGAACAGTTGCATCAATTGAATAATAATCAAAAATAATAGTTAATCTTCTATTTGGAATTTTATTCTTATCTCTACGAATAATTCTACCAAAATCACAGTAATCATCTCTTTGCCCACTATCAAAATTAAATTGTCCTATAATATTTGAATCTCCGATTGTAAATAAAGAAACATTTGCTACTATTTTTGAAGATTTAAATGTAATTGTTTCTCCAATTTTAAATGCAGTTCCATTTGCTCTGACAATATTAATTGTTGTTGAATCTGTGTTTCTAATTAATACTCCAACTGCATTACTTTGATTTCCAATAATGGTTTCTCCAGGTATCGCATTTGTGGAGAGATCAGAAGATACATTTCTTAAAGTTAGTGTTGGTAGAATAGGATCACTATCAGTTGAAGATTGATAAATTGCACGAACTCTTAAACAATCTGGTTTATTGAGAGAAATAGTATCATCTTCTACTCTTAATCCAAAAGTTCCATTGACAGTTAATCCATTATATGCAGTAGCTTTTGCAGTTTTATTAACTGTTAAAAGAGAACACTTAGTAAGTTTTTTAGTTTTCGGATTTACATCAGTAATTTGTAAAGTTGCATTTAATTTAGCAGCACCAGTTACACTAGTAATTCCACTCAAAGTTAGTGTTTTTCGAGTTGTATTGAGAGAAAACTTGGATGCAGTAATATTTTCTACTACTCCAGAACTTTCATCATAAAGAAGATAATCATTTGATGCATAATCAACAAATTCCTTATCTCCAGTAATTGATACTGATCCAGTTCCTCCAGAAATGGTAATATCAAATTGTTGACGAACAATTAGTTCTGGTGGATCTGTGGGATCAAAATCTATAGAGTCTACGAATGAATTAGGTAATGGAGATAAAAGATCTGCTTTATTTTTATCTGTAATATCAGAATAGACTACTTTAATATTATTTACTGTTGTGTTGTTTAAAACTCCACCAGTGTTTACCCCCGCAACACTTTGAGTAGGCCTCACTCTAATACTTAAAGCATCAGAATTGACATCAACAATTTGATTGTAATGATTTAAACCACCTGATTGATAATTAATTACATCCCCAGACTTTACCCTATCCGATGTAAATCTAGCTCTAGAAGCAGTTACAGTTGTAATTCCAGAAAGTTCAGGCCCTATACTGTAAGTTGAAGATGTATCGTCAAGAGAATAACTATTTGATAGAACAGTATCTGCAGTAAATATAGTGACACCAGCTCCAGTTTTAGCTTCAACTGAACTTATGTCTTGAATTCGATAATCGTAAATTACATCAATTAAATGTCCTTTTTCAATACCATCAATTACAATTTGCTCATCTTTAATAAATTGCCCTGTTAAACTAGATAGTGTTAGAGTTTTATTGTTTGAAACTGTAGAAGTTAAATAACCTCTAGCTCCACTACTCTTACCTTCAATTAAAGCAGGAATCGATACACTAATATTTGAATTTAATTGTAATTTTGTATAAGTATGAACATCAAATACAAAAAGATTAAAAGTTGTAGCATCTCCAGGAATAGATCCATTTGCCCCAGATCCATAGGCTAACATATCGGATGTTAACTGGAAATCATAAACCCTTGCACTTCCAATTTCAGTTCCAGTTGTTATACCTGAAGTATTAACTCTAGAATCTCTAAAAGAAACATATGAAGTTAATCCAAGTCCAATCCTAGGTGATCCGTAAACCCTATTAAGTTTTAAGATATTTCCCATGTTGAATGGGAAATATGTTGCGGGTATAGTTTTTGTTGTTCTTGGTTTTGAAGCGTCAATATAACTTTGAGTTGTTTTATTAACCTCGTATCCTTGAATATAAGATTTACCGCCAGAAATTTGATATGTTAAAAGATCATCATTTGGGGTATTACCCTCAGCAGTCTTTTGTTTATCAGTATATAATCCATCTGCATCTACAAGATCATTTAAACTATCTCTTACTTGAACAGTAAAAGGCCTTACTACATAATCTCCAGAAGTATCAAAGGTTCTTCTTGCAATTTCATCACGAATTTGATTGTCAACTTGAATTTTTTTGGGAGTAATTGTTTGAACAACTTTTCCATTTTTAACTCTAAAAAGTTCAACAAAATTTTCATCGTTGAAAGCATTTAAAGCTTTTTTGATGAACGTTGTTTGGATTTGAAGTCTATCAGCACCAGGCGCTGCAAAGTTAGAAAATCCAGAAGCATTATCAAATAAAGTCGGATCATCATATGCAGTTACAACATTCTCATCAATTAGTAATCCAACTCTATAGTTTGACTTTGTTGAATATTGATCAAGAATAATTGTTGCTGGAGGAACTCTTACAAAGAACCCACGGATGAAATAAACGCCTTCATCAATAGAAGCTGCCGTTCCTGTTCTGGTGCAATCTAATGTGATCGTATTTGCAAATGCAGTTCCAGCTCTAAATGTTTTGGTTCCAACAACTAAACTTCTTCCATCATTGAGTAGTAAATCCTCATCATCGAAAAATTCTTTTCTATTTTTATCGATTGGAGATGGTGAAAGATATTTTATGTAAAGAGTATTAATTCTTAAACTGGATTGAGATGAAGTTACAAAGTTTCTTACTTTTGCAGTAACTCCCGATCTCTTACCTTTGATAGTTCTTCCAACTAATTTTGATAAGTAAGTAGATACATCAATACCCACAAAAGTTGAATCAATCAGGACACAATCATATTGCCCAATGTAAGCAGTGTTTCCTGGGATTACCTTATCACCATTGTTGAAGAAATGTTCACCAAATTGTTCAATTTGATATTGAAATTGAGTTTGTAGAGTTGTTAATTCTCTAGCTTGAACCGTAGTTCCAGGCTTGAACAAAACTCTCTTGTAGTTTTTATTCCTATTAAAATCGTCAAAGTATGGAGAAACATTTAAGTTTGTCTTTTCTGGCATGGTTTTAGAACTCTACTACGATTCTGATATCTTCGGTTTGAGTAGCAGATCTCGGAATCGCCACTCTATTATCAACATAAATGATGTCACCAGAAAGAGGATCTATTTCTGGATTTGCAATACCACTCACAAAACTTAATCCGAGTTTGTATGTTCTATTATTTATTTCAGTTTGTGTGCCCGTAAAACTAGTATCAATTTTAAGATTACTTCCAACAGTAGCTCCATCTATTGTTGTAGTTCCCCCAACCCCAGGACTTGCAGTAAATCTATTAATTTTATACCCATAAGTTGAAGTTGATAATCCAATTGGTTGATAGTATTTTAATACTCCAGTAACTTCATCATAAGAAACTACATAACCATAAGCAGTAGTTCCAGAACTTATAGTTTGCGAAATTAATCCATCTGCAGGGTAATCTGTTGATGTTGTGCCAGTTCCAGTAAATTTAACTGCACCAACACCACTCACTACTGACTGAGATTGTAAAGTTGTTTGTGATCCATAAGTGGTTGCATTTTTAATAATTCCAATTCTTGCAAAATCATTACCAGACAAAAAGTCTGGATTATCAATTGAGTTAGAAAAGTTTGCAAACATCATTACACGATATGAACCTAGTTCCCTGTAGATATCATATCCATGTCCTCCTTTTGGAGTTGCAATTACTTCAAATTTAGCAATTGCAGTCGATCCAGCTCCAGTGTTCGTTAAACCATTTAGAGCTCCTCCAGTCTCTGTTCCTGGTGCTCCAGGTTCAAATTGAATTGTTCCAGTGGTATATTTTGAACCAGGATTAGTAATTGTAACTCCAGAAACTTTACCTGATCCATCTACAGTAATAGTAGCTTTACCATTCACCCCATCACCTAGAATCGGAACATTCGTCCAGGTTGTATTTGTTGGATATCCAATTCCAGCTTGAGTTATAATAGCGACTTGAATCTCACCATTAACTGCATTATTTTTAATTGATAGAGATTCCCCACTTGTTCCCCAACTATTAGGAACTGGAATATATCCAACAGAATCAAATTTAATAATATCTTGTGGACTTAAAGTGTAAAGATATTTCCAAATATAACCGTCTCCACTTGTTCCTGCTGATTGTGGATCTAGATCAGTGAAATCTGGTTCATCAACAGATGGTTGCCCTAAAGGATTATCTGGATTTTGCCCATTATTTAAACAAATGTATACTCTAAAGTTTGAGTTGATAACGGTAAAGTCACAATCATATAATGATGAAGAATCTGTGATTGGTGATTTTTTATCAATACTATAATTTGGTTTATACATTTCATAAGTTCTACCAGATTCCCACTTTACTTTTTTTACAACTCTCACTACATCACTTGATGAGATTTTTTTGAGTGAAAGTAAAGTTGGCCTATAACTATTTTCTTCATGAAAATTATCTAAAGGAGCTGGTGGATTATCATTCCAAGTTGATGTTCCACCACTATATGTGTTGGTTGGATTAGATAATCCAATAAAAGCATAAAAGATATTTTCAGTGCTTGCAGCTCCTACAAAACCATTGACAAAAGTATCAGCATTTAATATTCTAAATTGATCAGTGATTATTGCAGACATTGTTGGAGTTTTTTATTTATTTATAACTTATTTCTAAGCTTCAAGTGGAACAACAGTAGTTCCAACTGAAGTGACTCTTGTTACTTTTGGTGACGTAGTTAATCCAGCAGATCCATTTAAATTTTCAGCACTAATACTGATTGGATTAGTTCTTGTATCAAAGTCATATATTTTACCCCAAGAATAGTCTCCATAAGTATAGTAAGTCGTTGCAATACTTGTTAATCCATATGTTGATTTAATATTTGAAGTTACTGTTACAATTCCAGAAACTCCATCATTATCAACTTGATCTGCTCTGAATACACAATCAATAAATGTTGTTCCAATACCAACTGTAGAACCAGTGGATAAAATTGAAGTTACTCCTGATCCAACATTTGAGTTATATACGCCAAAATAATCACCAGTGGAAATTCCAGATCTAGAAATTCCTAAACTACTATCCACTAATAATTTGAACTTTAAAGCTGGTGTTGTTGTAGAAATTCCACTAGTTGTAGTGACACCAGTAATCCTTCCATAATCACCTGTTATCTTGCAAGATTTAAATCTTTCTAAACTTAAAGTTGGTGGATCGATAATGATATCAGGAGAACTTCCATAAAATCTTCCGCCATTTGTGATTGTGATTGAAGAAACTGTTCCAGCAGCAGAAACAACAGCAGTTGCTGCAGCTCCCACTTTTTGTGGATTATTTAGAAGAAACTCAGTGTTTCCTGCAATTAAATACCTATCAGTTGTTTCAAAGTATTCAATATCATTTAGATTTGTAGTTGAACCAGAAGAAACAACACTCCAAGTCTTAAATTCACTTAACTTGGTTGAAGTGAAGATTGATCCAGAAGTTCCCACCACAATTGCAGTTTCAGTTTCGGAATCATAAACAACAGATTTTAAATTTTGCGAAGTTGGAGCTGGTGTTACTTTATAATAACTTCCATCATTAAATTGATTATTTGGGAATGTTAAAATTAATCCATTATCACCAACAATGATAAATGGAATTGTTGAAATTCCAGTGTGAACAATTCCATTCAGGTTTTCTCCTGAGAGCGTTGATAAGTTTTGTTCAATCCAATATAATCCTGGTGGATTACTAATTAAAGTTCCATTGACAGAAGTTGCTGATAAAACCACTCTTGAGGAATTGCCTACGGCAACATATTGAGTTTTTGTTTGATTTTCTCCAACATCATAAACCTGATTAACAATAACTTTGTTCAGATTTTGAGTTGTATTTGAAGTTCTCTTAACAACATTATTTGCATATCTAGCAATTCTGGATTGATCTAAAGTCTCATATGTAAATATATGCCCATCAGAACCAACTCCAACAAATCTTCCATCGCCAGATGAATAAGTTAAAGAATTGATTGAATTTGTGAATGAATATGAAGAGATTGATTCGGGGAAACTTCCCTGATTAATTGTTGCAATACCAACAGAATTCCATGATGATAGATTTGTGCTTGTGGATATAAATCCGTTAGATCCAACAACCATCCATATTGAACTTCCATAAGAGACAGATCTCAATTCAGTTGTGGATGAAGCAATACTAGATGATGTAAAAGTATTCAAATTGGAAGTATATCTATAAGATAAAGAAGAACCAACAGAAACAATTTTATTGTCTGCAAAGTGACTATTAAAATACTTTATTGAAGAACTTGTGTTTAATTTTGTATAACTTTCAAACTTGACTTCGGATGTAATTTGTCTTTTTGAAATTGATACTATTGGTGGATTTGTTTGGGAATATCCAGAACCTCCATTAGTTACTGATATAGATGATACTGTTCCAGCTGCAGAAACTACAGAAGATGCAGTTGATTGATCTAAAGGTATATCCTTAACTATTTCAACCTGCAGTTCTGATTCTGGTATTCCATCTACATCAAACAGATCAATATTTTCAACATATAACTCTGTTGAAGTTGTTCCTACTCCAACTATGAGAGCAGACTTAGGTTTGATGAGAGGATCATAAAGTTCCCTAGTCTTATATGTTTTTTTATTTGAGACTATTGAATCTCGGGTTTGTTTCGTCCAATCAACTTTTCTAAATGCATCTTCTGATCCATTGATTCCAAGCCCATCATAACTTGATGTTCTTACCGTATTTTTTCCATCAATTCTATAAACACCTCTTGGTTCTTGATCGACTTCTTCTCCACCTCTACCTTTAATTCTTAAAATGTCTCCAGGCTTAACAGTTGGCGAAATGTCTCTACTTACTGAATCACTATCAGATGCTGTGTAAACATAAACATTAATACTTTGCCCCTCTGGAACTGCTTCAGAAAATCTTAGAAAAGAGTTTCTGATAGTGTAATCTGTTGTGGGCCTTTGAATAATTCCATTTACTAAAACTAAAAGACTATTTGTGATTTTAAATCTTGAATCCGCTGTATTGGGTTCAAAACTTATTGGTTCTCCAGTTGTGATATCATTAATGGTAAAAATTGTTCTAGAATCATCTGGAACCTCTGGAATTGTGGTTCTTTTTAATTGCCCAAAACTCCAGAATCCAAAAGTATCGGAATAAGTGTTTGTGACGGTAAAAGTAAATGGAGTAAATCCAGACAAAGTTCCAATCCCACTTACAGTCAATACATCACCAGACTGATAACCATATCCAATATCATCAATATCAACAGAAGTTATAGATCCACCAGATCCAACTACAATACTTACTTTTCCATCTTGCCCGTTGTTTGATCCACTTATATAAGTTAAAGATAAGTTTGTGTATCCATATGGAGGATCAATAGTTACAACAGGATTTTCTGTTGTTGTATATCCAGTTCCTGCACTAACAATAGTAAATCCCGTCACAAATCCCACAGAAGCTCCAGTTCCAACTAAAGCAACGATAGAAACGCCACTGCCTACAGTTGAAGCAACACTGACATCAGGTGCAGATAAATAACCACCACCAGTTGATTTTAAAGTTATTGCAGTGATTGATCCACCAGAACTTACAGTAACTGTTGCTCCTGCAGCAACTTGGGCTTGATAGTTTGATCCACCAGTATAATCAAAACTTAAAATTTTCCCAGAGTTGGGAAGTTCATACTGACTATCTCCACTGAAAGTAAGAGTCGTAATACCAGTAGTTGATTGAGTATCATAATCGATTACTGGTTTTTGGAATATTCCATTTAGGGATAGAATTCCATATTGTTCTCCTGTAACAGTAGATGTGCTTAATCCATAATTAGAATAATTTGATTTGAGAGTAAATGTTCTAGCAGAACCCACAAAATTTCTTGATAGATCATCAAAAATTACATTCTTATCATATTTTAATTTATAAAATACTCTTCCAGTAAATGTAGAATTTTGTAGTGGTGGAGATACAAAATAAATTTTATCTTTTACGATATTAAAATTGCCTTTATATAAATGAACTGAACTACCATTAGTATGAGCAGCTGATACTGATCCCATACTACCTCTTTCTACAGTCACTGAAGTTGTTCCAGAACTAATAGATTTGACTTTCATTATTTCATCATCAATATAAAGAAAGTCTGATATACTTATAGTTGAAATTCCAGAAAGAGGAATAGTCGTTGTTGAAATTCCCAATGAAGTTGTTCCTAATCCAACAATGACTCCTTTTCGATACAATGGAGACTGAATTAAGTTATCAATAATAATTAATGATCTCGTATTTGCATTTGTCACTGAAAAATAATGAGTTGTTCCTGCTCCGACTGATATAAAAGTTAACCCAATACCAGATAAAGCATTTGACTCCGTTGAAGCTATTTTTAAGAAATTTGTTGAACTTTTAATTGCATAAACATTAGATGGTAAAATTGTAGTGGTTCCAATCCCAGGAATTGATACTGATTGAATCTCAATTGGAGTTCCATCATACTCATAAGTCAAAAGTTCTCCACTTGAAAAATCATGGTTTATCTTTTTAAATAAAAGATCTTCTCCAGGATTAGATTCAATAGTTGTATCTAGAAATGATTTTTTTAAAAATGAATTTGAACTATAATTCAAATTAAATGTAGAAATACCAGATATACTATCTCCCGTTCCTAGACTACTAATTCCAGTAAACTGTGATGAGATGTCATCAATTGGCAAAACTAAATTTGTTTTAAATTGAATAAAATCAGTTAGATCTCTACCTTGAAAATCAATTGATATACTTTCTCCAAGAGAATTCAAATTTTCAGTTACAAATTCAAAATTTGGCCTAGTATAAAAACTGTATTCACTCAACAATTTGATATTGATGATTGGATCAATATCAGCTACTTTTGGTTTTAATTTTGAAGTTCCTATGCCTAAACTAGCCATTCGTTATACCTGGGGTTCCGATACAATAATTACGCTTCCGAAAGATTTAAATCCTGAAGTATGATTTAGAGAGTCAACTGTAGATTTCCACTCAGTTGGAGAAATTGTAGTTTTGATGTCATATGACATCTTTTGATAGTAAACATTATCAGATAGTTTTTGATTAGATACGCTCAATTTACCATAATCTTTTTCCCAACCTATACTATTTACATAGGAAAAATCAATGACTGAATCGGCACTTGATGTATTGATATAATCTACTTTTCCATTTTGTAGGGAAAGATTTCCAAAAACTGTGTCACCAACTTCAATTACAAATTCTGAGAATTGATTTTTATATCTCACTTTTAATACTTTACCATTCCATCCATTATCAGGAGTGCATACAAATTTTTCACTTGAACCATTAGACTTTGTAATGTCAATTACCTCTCCATTAAGAAAACTACCCTGTCTAAATCTTGGGGTAAATTTTGCTAAACTTGATTCAAAAATCATAAATCCATTTGATGTATCTGGATTTATAGTTCCTGGATTTCCAGTTTCAATCAGATAGTCAACAGTTTTGGAAGAACTATTTACTCCTACAATTGCAAAAGCCTTATATTGATTTGTGGATGAATTATACGAAGTAGTTGTAGAAACCCCACTATAAGATTCTAAACCTTCTACAAATATCTTTGTTCCAGTTTCAATTCCAGAAATGGTTTCTGAAGATAAATTTAGATCTAAAAATAAAGTTGCAGTTTTTGTTCCTGCATTGAATGAAGCTGTTTCAATAATATAACCATTACCATTGTTTGTGGAAACAATGGTAAAATTTTTATTTAAATCATTTCGGTTGTCAATGATATTAACTTTAGAGACTGTTTGTGCAGTCAACTCAGATTCAAATAATAATCCAGAAATGATATTTCCATCTTCATCAATAGCTACGGGTGTTGGCGCATCAACATATCCATTTCCTCCACTTGAAACTCCAACAGAAGCCAAGGTGAAGTTATCTTTAACTTTTAATGTAATTGGGAAGTCTAAAATTGGTTTGACTGTATAATCGGATGGAAGTTCAAAAGTTGGATTATAAACTTCATATCTGTTGATGGAACCAATTTTATTTGAATTGATTGAAAGTTGAGCACCATCACCATAAGTTGTTCTGATTGATTCAATTGTTGGTAAAGTCAGATATCCAACTCCACCAAATGAAACCTCAACTTTATCTATTGATCCCTTAGCTGTTTTTGATGTTGTTGTATATTTTAAAGTTGATGTAGTAGTCGTTGTGTAGGAACCAGTTTCGAATGTATTTTCTGGAAGAATTGAAATTTTAAAGTTATTTGTTCCAAAGTCAGTATCAAAAGCTATTCCAGTAATATTAAAATCAGACTTTTTCAATACAATCTTATTGTAGTTGGGAACTTCAGTATCTGGATAAAAATCAATTTTATTTACATTTTCGGATCTAGATATGTCTCTAAGTCTTATTGAATAATAAATTGTATTTGGAACAATAGTTGATGTTTTTATACTTGCATAAGCTCCAGAAGTTCCAGGTGTTCCAACGTATTCAGTCTCAAATTGAGAATTTGCAAAATATGTTCCTGTTCCCACAAATTCATTTTCAAAATTCTTATCTTCATAAAACTTTAATTCAAAATCTGAAAGTGAAGAATTTGATAAATCAAACTTCAAAGTATTACCCTTAACAATATCAATTTTTGGATTAATATATGAAATGGTATGAATGCCAACACCTGAAGTCGATAATCCAATAAACTCATAAGAATTTCTTGCACCATAAAGTGACTCTGACAATCTAAATTGATTATCATTTACTTTTAAGACATAATACTCTGCATTATTGACTAAAGGTAAAGCTGGAGAATTTGATTGATAAACAATTTTACTTCCATTTTCTAATTCATGATTGTTTAAAGTGAAAGCAGATCCAGAAGAACCTGTTGTGATTCCAGTGGAGGCAACGGTTGCAATACCAACAATTAATTCTTTATTAATTGTGTCAAATTTAACTACTTTTGTTATTGTTTGATTTGGTATAAGTTCCAGAGAAACTTGATCACCTTCTGACAATCCATGGGATTCTCCCACGGAAACAATTGCATAACTCTTTTGAACATCTCCAATTAAACTCTCACCAAAATCAGTAATAATTGCATGATCTTCTCCATCACCAACATTTACAAAATACAATCCAGCATCTGCACTACCTAAACCAACTCTAGTTGTGCTCAATCCAATATGATTTTTTCCTCTATTGATTGCAAATACAGTTGTTCCCAACCCAACTACATTTGTCAAATTAACTGCAACAGTAGTTCCAAAAGTAAATCCAAATCCAGTTAGAGTTGATGTGTTTAAAGTTGTTTTCCCAATTCCAATTGTTCCAATACCAATAGATGTTACTGTAGTTCCAGTAGAAATTACAGTTGAAACACCAACTTCATGCCCAATAATGATGCCCGTAGTATTAATACCAGTTATAAAACTGGTAGATACTCCAACTGTTCCAGCGGCCGAAACTGCAACTACAAAATCATTTTTAACACCAACAGAAACAGACATTGCAATTCCTGGCCCTGGATTATATAATAACTTATCTCCAGTTTCTAATCCGTGATTTGGAAGATAAATTCTTTGTTCTTTGATGAATCTTCTTCTCTGGTTTGATGTGCTTCCTCCAGCACCAACTGTATAAGTTGCATAAGTTCCTGTGGTTCCCAATCCAACAGAATTTGTTGGATCAAAGAATATATTACGTCTGTTTACAATTGGTTTATTTAATCTAATTCTTGGTGGTAATTCAAAACTAAACTTAATGGGTTTAAGTTCAACAGTGTCTCCAGTTGTATAAGCTGCTCCAGAAGATGCAGGAGAATTTGGATTTAATGGATTATAACCTCTTAAAACTCTGAGTCGATCATTAACATCATCAACATTTAAAATTAACATTTGTTCAGACTTAATTCCAACAACATCATCTATTTGGAATTTTGCGTTTAAATTTCCTTGTGTAAGTTCAATAAATGTTGTAAATCCAGAAGTCGCTCCAGTATAACTTGGAATATCAGTTACAATACCTGAAGTTACAACAGGAACATTAATTAAATGTAATCCCAAAAGTTCTTTAAAATATACAGAATCTGTGGTATCATTTTCTGGAATTTCATCATCAGATCGAATTGAATTGAGTTTAATAACATCTCCAGTTGATAAGTTATGTGGAACTGAAGTCATCCCAGTTACTTTTGTTCCTTGATAATCAAATTTAACATTGTAAAAATAAGTATTAACACCAACAACGGAAGTAACTGCTTTTCCAACAACTGATGAAATATAAGCTTCGCATCCACTTCCCCCAGTTCCAGTCTCATCAAATCTAATAAATTCCCCAACCTTGTAATCAATTCCAGGATTTACAATATTAATCGAATCGATTCGATTTCCAGAAGTTGCAATACTCTTAACATTAAAAATATTTTCTTTTGGAGAAGTCGTTAAATCTAAGAATTCATATGTATTTGAATTATACGGTGACAAATTCTTAAATAAATTTGTATTTTTTGATTCTAATAATGATTTATTCCATTCATTTGTGAAATTGGAATTATCAACTTCATTTCTAAAAGTGTTGCCTATAATGTAAGGATAAACTGGTTCTCTACTATTTTGAAATCCACCAGATCCTGTTATATCTGATATTGGGCAAAAATATGCATAAGTTCCATTAGGAAATTCTGGAGTGATACCAAATCTACCATTGTGTTCATCTAAATCTCCAGTATTTACAAACTCATAATCATCATTGAAGAATCCAAGTGGAAATACTGAAGTTGAAGGCCTATTATCTTTTGGAGATACCAACTTAGTATATCCAGGAACAATTCTCTTAATTTTAGATGCACTATTCGGTGATGAATATCCATATGGGCCATAAATTGGATTTCCATCATAAGCCCAACCTACAATGGGAGAATGTGCAGGAGATGCATTCTCAGTGTATCCATTATTTGTTTTTGTTATATTATCTTCCAACTTAACTCGTAGTTCTCTTGGTAAAGTGTAGTTTACATAACGGTTTCCATAATTTTTGTTTAAGGATTCTAAAATAACTCCATCATCGGAGGATGTCATTTCTTTCTTATGAAGTTCAAATGCATTGACACTCCAAGATTTAATATTAGTTTTGAATGATGCCGCAAGAGAACTTGCGTATCCAATAGGAACAACTGAAATTTTTGTATCTCCTGAAGAATATCCAGTTCCCTGTTCTAAAATATTAACTGATGTTATAACTCCATTTGCGACTGTTGGTTTGAGAACTGCACCAGTGCCAACTCCCGATACGATTATCTCAGGAATTCCAACATAATTTGATCCACCTCGTTTAATAACATAATCAACAATATTTCCATCTGAATTGATAACTGGATTTATTTTAGCACCAGATCCAGAACTAATTGTAATTTTTGGTTGTTTTTCAAAATTAAATATATCTTCTGTTCCATAGGAAGTGCCACCTTTATAAACAAAAATACTTTCAATTTCCCCGAGACATTTTACTCTTTGATATAATGTAGTATTGCCTGCTGCAGTCAATCCGCTAACTTCAACTACAATGTCTGGATATTTAAAGATATGAGTTCCAACTCCAACACTTGAGAATTTTAGATATTTTTGTTGATCTAAAAATTGTCTAGTTGAAGTTGTGTTAGTTTGAGTTACAATACCCACACCAGTCACAAAAGATGTGGTTGCAACTGAAATTGTGGAATTTGCAAGTCTAAACTTATCATTGTCAAGTTTTAAAACATAATACTGAGTATTTGTTGTAATGCCAGATATAGAAGTGCCAGATCCAACAAATGAATATTCAACAAGATCTCCAGTACTAAATCGATGATCTTTTGCAAAGATGTAATGATCAAAAGTATTGATACCAGTTCTTATTGTTGAAAGTTGTAAATAATCTTCTGGAGGATGTTTTTGACTATCTACATATATTTTTTTATTTTGATAGTTAAATCCTTGATTAACTATTCTTATATCTCCAATGACACCTATGGGTTCATTTAAAGTTAATATCTGATTTCCATCGCCATGTGAAATAAAATCAACCGTGTTTATTCCAGAAACTGCATCGATATTTGAATAGTGTAATTTTATAGATTTTTCACTTACAACACCAACGTAATAATTATTAATTTCAGATAAAGTTGTTCCAATACCAACTGTGGTTGTTCCGACTCCAACTAATCTTAAAACTCCAGGAGATGTTTGATTATTTGGGGAGTAGATTACATTATCTCCAGTAATTAAGTTATGATTATTTGTGAAAGTAATATAATCACTGGTGGTATCAATACCAGAAGATGTTGCAGAAAATTCTAATGAATATTCCTGATCATATGTAGTTGTTCTAACATCAAGAATAGCACCAGTTCCATTTCCACCAACTACCTTAGCTCTGGGATCTTCTAAAAACCTAAAACCCCTATCATCAACAAAAACTTCCTTTATAGATCCAAACAAATTCATATGAGCCTGGATGCCAGATCCATTTTCATCTTCAACAATTAAAATCGGTGGGTTTATAACATCTAGTTGATCTAGAGAATTTTTAACTAAAATATTTTCAATTGGGCCATAGTAGACATTGTATTCTGATTTTGAATCTAGAGCTTCAACTCCATTTAAAAATAATCCAACTCCACCATTAACTCCTGGAGTTTTATCTTTTGTTATACCAGTTTTTGGTTTAATCGGAAACTTTTTGAGTAGATTTTGTGACGTTAAATTTTTATCATAAAGAGTTGATATAGTCAACTTATGATTATCACTTGTAGTTGAACTATAACTTATTTCAATTACAGAGTTTTTATACACACTAGACTTATTATAACATAACGAAATATTATTTGCATCTACTTTTTTGATAAAATATTTTCTACCACTTACTAAATTATCAATTGCAATATTACCTAGGCACTCATAATAAACAAGTTCTCCACTATAATAGTTATGGTTGGGTATATTGATTGTAAATGTTGTAGTATTAATACTGGTTTTTACAAACTGTTTTGAATTATCTTCAGATTTTATCTCATAATCAGGCAAACAAGAAGTTGCAGTATAAACATTTACATTATCTGTATAAGTATTTTGAACATTGGTTACATAATTTGAAACACCAGAATATAAATTACTTGATGAAGTAGATATTTTTTTTCTCAAAAATACATAGTCAGTGCCAACTCCAGATAATCTTGACGTATCAAATTCTAAAATTATTCCATTTGTAAGTGAATTGACTACACCATCAGTAATATAAGTTGAAGAAGATCCAGGAGATGAGGTTACAATTCCAACTACATCACCTTTGAATATATTTGTATAATTATCAAGAACAAATCTACTTTGGTTTTGAGATAAAATATCATATGAACTTACTTCATACTTATTAGCTACATTATGAATCCACTTTGTAAATATTGGATCGATTGAATTTGTATATCCAAACGATTTAATATTAATCTTATCCTCTGGGCTTAGATATCTTGTATTTTGATTTTTTATACCAGAAAGTATGTTTGACACCGCAAAATATTTTGTTTGCCCTTCTATGGTGCCGTATAAAAGATTATCTTCATATATTTCCCTACCATAGGTTAAAGTTTCTCCAATTGAAGATGTAGAACCTAATCCAACACAACCTAAAAATTGTGTGGATGTTTTTGAAGTAAATTTAAAAGACTCTACTCCAGTAACAGTTTTTACAAATAGTTTTCCATTTTCAGGAAATCCAACTGTAGAATCAACCACCAATGAAGTGGATCCAACTGGAGATTCTAGTGATACTTTTGTTACTGCAGTATTTGAAAACCTACCAGATAAAGTTTCTAAATCAAATCCAATTCTACTGTAAAATTTTCCATTAATTTGTCTTGGAATATCAGTAAAATAATAAACAATGCCTTGAGCTGCTCCAGTACCGGCTCTTGCATCTTGCCTTAGAGTTACACCTTTACTAATTTTACGAATATCTCCAGTCAGATCCTCAACAATTAGAAATCTATTTTCTACCCACTGCCCATCAGAAGGAGTGAATAGCTGAGTCGCTGGTTTTGTAATTGAGATGTCTACACCAAAAAGAATATCAAACAATATTTTGAATGACTTATCTGTTCCCTTTGAACGATAGAAGTCTCTTGCATATTGTGTCAGGTTTGCTGTATTGATTTCGGAATTAATATCAACATTCTCAAATCCAGGAGTATATTGGTATCTAAAATCTTCAAAAAACTTTCTTAAGAATAAATTACTTAAATTCTCTACTGTTGATCCTTGAGTGTGACTTGCAGATACAGTATCGATAAAAACAAAATTATCTTCAATATCAATCTCATTGAAACTTTCTACTCCACAGAATCCCCTAATACAACCAGTAAAAGATGTAGAAGTTATCCCAGTGTAAGTAATAATTTCCTTGTCGATCTTCAGTAATCCATAAGACTTTGGCCAACCTAAAGTGGATGTTACTGAAATCGTTTTGTCATAGTAAGTTAATTCTTCTTCAAGAGTTGTGTTCTCTGTAAGATTAGTTGCAGAAAATGCTTGGGGACTAGTATAAAAATTAATATTTTCTAGAATATCTAAAGGCGATCCTTGATATTCTTGAGAAAGATAATACTGTTCCAAAAATTCAGGAAAATTAGTTTTTCCTTCTAGAAAATATTCTGGTACTTGGTTTCTTACAATTTGACTAATTTTAACTTTTTGTGGAATATTTTCTTGCATCATTTTCTAAAATATTGAGTTTCTTTGGTGTCGATATAACTTGACGTTGAGATGTGTCTAACTCCAGAAGAACTTGAACCAGAATCAATTAAATCTGGAACTATATCTATGTAGTCTCGTCTCAAAACCATCCTAATATAAAGTTCTTTTAGCCCAATAATATCATTTGATTCTGGAATTGCTTCAACTTCAATAACTCCATTAGGCCTCACCGTAGAAAGTATTTGAATAGTATTGATCAATATTTCTCCAGTTGCATAGTTCACTTTTCCAACTGAATCTCTTATAACAACTGGATTATTTCCAGACATTTTGAAAATAAACAATCTACCTTTTGTTGCACTGAGTTTTGTATCTGCAAAATAAACAGTAGAATCTACTCCTGCAATTTTGAATCCAGTTGATCTAATATTGTGAGAATTCTTGTATACATGGAAAGAGTTGCCAAAACATAACTCATAATCAGCTTCAAGTTGAAGTGCTGCTTGAAGTTGTCTATAAATTACCATCTTAGTAATATTTGATGTGATAGATCTATCAGCTTGATCAATCAAAGTTACAACTTTACTATACTTAATTCTTCCGCCAAATTTATTTAAATCTGAAGTGTTTGCATATTGATTTAAAGAACGAATAACTCGATTTTCAATCGTCTTTGTATCGTTTGTTTTTGTTTGATTATAATAAACAGAAGACTGAACTTCAACGAATAAGAATTTAAGATCTAAGAACTCTGGTGTAACACCAGCAACTGAATATGATTTAAGTTTTTCTTTTAATTCTCTTTTAACAAAATTTGAAAGATAAAATCCATTTCTCGGTTTGATTGTAATATAAACTTTTCCATACTGAGGTGGATCTAAATCTTCTCCACCAAAAGCAGTCACAGATTCAGTATTTGGAAAAATTTCAGACATGATTGCTTCATAATCTTGATTTGTTACCGCTCTATATTGAGAAGCATAGACTTTAGGTGCAAATTTTTTAATTGAATCTAAACTTTCAATGATGTCACCGTTTTCAGCTTTTGATACCGTAACAATTTTTGGAATTACATTTGTTATTGATCTTTGTTCATTATCTTTAAGAATTCCAGAAAAACTAAAACTTTGAATTCCATTGCCCTTTGTTCCACCACTTACAATATAAGTGCATTCAACTTTATTTTGATTTAAAAGTTTTTTCCCAAATTTTCCATCACCAAAAACAACTTCATATTTTTCATCAGAAATTTCATATAGGTAAAAAATTTCACTTGAAGAAGTTGTTTTAAAAACGTTTGAGACTGGGAAATATTGTCTGTAAGCAGTGCTTTGGTTATTCAAATATACCTTAACTCTTAAAGTGCTAGTATCAACATATGGATTTGGTAAAATAAATTTTTGATCTTTTTGATCAAGATTTACTGTAAAGTTTGTAGTAATAAAAGATCCTTCATAAATTTCTATGTTATCAAAAAATGCAATTCCATTATTGACTGGAACTGTGACATCTTGTGGAATGCAAAAAGTCACATTACTATTATTTGCGGTTCCAGTTGCAACTAATCCAGCTTTCAATGTTAGGGATACTGCATCAGTATTTGTGCCTAAGTTGACGGTGAAATCAATTGTTGCTCTTGCTGATCTTCTTGATCTTGGAATGTATCCAATATTTCTTGCTAAAGAAACTACATTTTCTCTCAGTGTTGCAGTTTCTAGAAACGACTCATTTGCCACCATGTTGGCGTTATATGAGTTAATATAAGTATTATATGCTAAAATATCAATCAGAACCGAAAGGTTCGAACCCTCAAAATCAAAATCCGTGAACTTCCTATTTGCCCTGAGATAGTTCTTAATACTCAGTTTGATTTGATTAAAATCTAGATTGGTATACTGAGTAAATGCCATTATTACGCCTTAGTTGATTGGAGAACGAATTTTAAATTTTGTGGAACTACTTCGGATCCAAGGATATTATATTGTATTTCAACATTGCAACTATTAGAATCATCTTCATAAGTAGAATTTACAGATATAACCTGAATTCTTGGTTCATAGTTTTCCAAAGCATTTCTAATGGTTCTTTCAATTTTGATATCTGTTATTGAATCATTCAGTTCAAATAATGCTGAACGGATTTGTGAACCAATATCAGGATTAAAAAATCTTTCACCATTCTGAGTAAAGATCAGATTTTTGATCGACGTTTTGATCGCATTTTCATTTCTAATCAATAAAATATCATTAGAGACAGGATTTCTCAGAAAAGAAAGACTAATATCTACAAACTTTCGATCCTGCCTCTGAACAGCCATTGAAAAATATAAAATCCTAACAATATTTATAGGGTTTTACATTGTGATTTTCCCATATGTGGGTTCAGTTCCATATTCCCAGTCATCATAATCCTCATCATTTCGGATTTTTTCATGCAATTCAGTTTGTTTTGAGAGATCATGACGATTTTTGACAAGATTTTGATGTAAAGTCTCAATGAGAACCTCTTTTTCTTCCATTTTAGCTCCTGATTAGTGAAAATCAGAACTTTTTACGGGGTTGCTATCCCGAATTTCCTTAATTTCATACATAAAATCGTCAGATGTCTCGATTTTACGCAAATTTTCGACTGAATATTCGTTTAGATCGATTTCGTATCCTGGATTTTGAGTAATTCTGTTCTTTGTCCATGCATCATCGTACCATAAAATCTTATTATTTGGGTATGCATAGTAATTTCCATTGTCCATCTTGAAAAAATGAGCACATTTATGTTCTGGAGTCTCACTAAAGTTCGTATTCAAGGTGGATTTTGACTCCCAAGCCCAATCAAGAGTGAACATATAAACGCCTTCGTTTTTTTCACCTCGATAATTAATTAATTGAGCTCGTAATCCAGAGAGTCTTGAACGAACCTGAACATCAACATATGGAGAAAAACAATCCCACCACATGCATTCTTCTAACTTCTGAACGGGTGCATCGGGTTTCCAACAAAATGCATGAATTGGTCTACGAGTCCAGTTCACACCGTTTTCTAAAAAAGCTTCAAACAATGGAACATGCTTTTCTAATGATGCAACTGTATGCACATCACATAAAGTAACTTCACTATGCCCTTTTTTATGATTATATAAAAACTCATTACGAATGTAACAAGTAAAAGTGGGAAGATTGTGATTTAAATACGCCATAAAAAAGACAGGATTAACCTGTCTTATCTATATTAATTTCCTTGCCCTCGATATGGTTTACTAGCGCCATTTCGACTACTCGCTGCATATTTAGTATTGGTTCCTTTTCCCTGTCGAGTCTGTTTTGGTTTCCCTGGCACATAACCAGTTTTATTCATTGGTGATTTTGCTTTTGCCATAATTTACCCTCAGATTACACGAGTTTTTTCATGCCCCACCCGAATGATGGGATTACACCAGATCTCATATCCTTTTTCTTTTGCATCCAAACAGAAGGAAACATCTTCGCCACAGAAGTCTTGAACTTCGCCAGACTCAAACACCTGTAGTTTAGGGCCGAACCAGGGATACTCCAGAGTCTCAAACACACCTTTCTTAATCAGAACCCAACCAAAACCAGTATAATCAACCGTAAATGGTTTACGACGCTTACTCATGGTTTCACCAGTTTCATGATTCATGACTCCACCATTCTTAGCAAAGTCATCTTCTTCCAACCAGTGTGCAACGGAAGTGGTACGCCCATCTTCAGTCATATACCAACCAGCTGCAATATCTTTATCCATTGCAATCAGACGATAGAATGCTTCAGTATTGAATACGATATCACTATCAATCCAGAGTTGATAATCGTATTGTAGTTTACCGTCCCAAGGAACTTGATTCTTACCACGGAGAACGTTTGCCCCAAGAACTTTACAACGGGCAAAGTTTACCATCGAACTATAATCCTGAGAAATTTGAATACTCATCCCGTTTTGAACCAGATCAAAACAGAGTTGAACAAAGTTCTTAAGAAACGTATATGAACATCCACGCCCAGGAAGACAGAAAACAACTGCCTTACCTCTTGCAAGTTCTTTCGCCGCTTCAAGATCAAAATCATCATCGTTAGCACTCGGCGCCGCCGCTTTTACAGTAAATCCTTTAGCCATAAAATCCTCAATGGTTTATAAAAGTATCATAACACAAGGTTATTTAGAAGTCAATTTTAGAGAGAATATGCGCCGCCACTCTAAGAATCATAATTTTTATAGGAACTCATAAGTCTCAATACGTTTGTGTGTGACTTCTGTATTCTACCAGAACATTTCACTGAAATTCACAACTGTCATAAATATTTGTATTCCCATACACAGAGACATGGATAAAGATTTAAAACTTGGTATGGCTGCTTATCAGTCAATGTATGCACAGCCAGAAGAGGCTGAAGAACTGCAAGAAGAGTCTCTGCGTGAAGACTTAGGAACAACCATCAAGTATATTGCAGGTGGTGGTGCAAAGGGTGCCGAAGAACGAAGAAATCGAGATCTTGCCACTGCAAAAAGACTTGGTGATATCAGAGCTGGTAGAACTCCTGTAGGTGGATTAAGAAGTGGTGATCTTTCAACCGTGCAGTCTGCACTTAGGAACTCTGTTGATATGTTTGATATTATCAAAGGTCATCTTCTCGATGAAGGTTATGCTGACACCGAACAGGCAGCACTTGTGATTATGACAAATATGAGTGAAGAGTGGAGACAGGAAATTCTTGAAGCATTCGTAGATCCAGAACACGGTGAAGCTCCAAGTGGTAGATCACCTCTTCAAAATGTTTCAGATCATCCTAAGGCTTCTGTTAGAAAGAAAGCTGTCAAGGGATTCAAGAAACAAATGGGTAAAGAATATGGTGGTAAGTGGAAATCAAGAACTGATGATCCCACTGGTTGATCTCTAAGATTCTTTTCATCCCCCTGGGAATTTTTTCCTGGGGGATTTTTTTTAGCCGGCAGAATTTTTTTATGATCTTTCGATCACTCTCGCGTTTTGGGTTCGTTGTAGGTTAGGGTAGTTAGCGGTTTTTATATCACCGCCGCGCTATACATAAACCCCCAAGATCGCCACAACTGCTGCTCAAACTCATAAGGGGGGCAGCACGAAGTAGCACGAACTCCCCCGATTTGCTGCTCTTACTCTACACTCTCTGCATCATACTCTGCTGCGAGATCTTCATACCAATCGAGTTCCTGATCATCCTCATCTAGAAACTCAGCGATCCAATCAATGTTCAGAAGGTTGTTATCATTCATGATCAAATATGCTCCCCAGGAACTGCAAGCGTAGACTGGTGAATGAAAGCCCCATAAGGCTGTTCACGCCCCCAACAATTGTAGTTCTTACGAGACTTCTTAGGTGCGAGACGAGTATACTTAACCTCACCACGAATGTCAGCCAGAGTGAGATCTAAGGGCGAAGCAGTTGCGAGTTCAGTGATGCTCATGTGTGATTCCTTTGACTCCTTTAGTATAGGGGCTAGATGGGGGCTTTGAAGCCCCCCTTGTGACACTATTAGAACTGGACAGGCTCCAGCTTCAGAGCTTCAGTAGGCTGTTCATTGTCATCAGACACGAAGCTATCCAGAATGTTCAGAAGTTCACTGCCAGTGCTACCCTTACGAAGGAGGGAGATGTAGAGTTGTTTCGACATGATTAAGAAAGAAAAGTGAAGTGAATTGTGAGTAACTTTAGGGCTAACTCATTCCCATAGATTCAGATCACAATATCAGCTTTGGTGCCACAGGAACGATAGAATGCCACCATACGTTCGGCTTCAGCATAAGTGTTGAACGATTGATGACACCAACCACGCCCATAAGGAGCAAAGTAACGAATGACAGTTTTCATGAGTTTGA